TGTCTACTATCTCTAGTAATTAATTGTCTATTATCCAAGTAGATAATATCACCCGACTGATTATTTATCTCAGATTGAGATAAACCATTTTTAAACTCAACACCAAGATCAACAACCTTAGTTCCTGTTGGATTAGTGGTTATACCACTAAAGTTAGAATTTATTGTTACTGAGTAGTTAGTTGATGATCCATTAGTTCCATTAATTGGTTGTCCACTTGCGGTGAAATCATAAATTTGACCATTACTACCAGCTGTACTACTAATACCAGTGGTATCACTTTGATCACCTGTTGCAGTATTAAACAGTAATGATCTATCTCTATAATATTTTAAAACAGCTATTTTATTATCAGTATCATTTGATATTATATCAAAAGATACTGCATATCCTCTTACTTGACCAATAACTGAATCACCACTAGCACTTCGTACATCCTGTGTTAATAAATCACCAATTTCAATAGTTGCAGGAAATACATTTAAATATAGAGAAGAAACAGAAGAATATTGAGTTTGTTGGAAAATTTGAGTCGATCCAATTGATGTTGGATTTTTAACAATTCCTATCTGTGCAAATTTAGTATCAATTGGAAAATCTTTAGTAGAGTCATCAAATCTTGCATAAACTAAAACTCTATCTGCACCTAATTCTTTGTAAATATCAGATCCATGACCTTTTGATGGTGGGATAATTGGAATTAATTCTGCATTAGGAATAGTTGGTTGAATATCTGTTAAATCAACAAGACCATATGTATAGCCGTTACCACCAACAGATACTTTAACATCACTAATTTTAGTGTCAGTTCCTACCTCAACAATTGCCTTTCCACCAGAACCATCTCCTACAATATTAAACTCTGCTGCTCCAGCACCAGCATTCTTATAACCACTTCCCTTATTATCTACATAAATGGTTTTAATTTGATTATTATTAATATCAGAATTTCCATTATCTCTAACATTTGCTATATTAGCATTAGTAGAAGATGACCAATCATTTGGTAATGGTATAAATTCTGTTGCATCAAACTTTATAATATCACTTGGGGCAACTGTAAACAAATACTTCCAAAGATATTTGTCATCACTAGAACCAGTTGCTTTGAATGGTTCCAATCCAGTCAAAGTTGGTTCATTTAGAGAACGTTCACCTGTTGTATTAATGCCAGATGATCCATTACTAATACAAATATAAACATTAAAATCTTTATTGATTACATAGAAATCAGTATCATATAATCTAGCAGTTTTTCCATTTGGTGATAAATTAGATTCGCTATAATCATGACGATACATATCGTATCTAGTTTCTTTAGTCCAAGTAACCTTTCTTATAACTCTTCTAACATTATCTGAGGTAATTTTCTTACCAAAAATCATTGTATCTTTAACATGATTTGAGTAATTAAAATTATCTATTGGTTTTTTTCTAGTATTATCAGAATTCCATTCAGTAAGATTAGCATTTCTACCAAAAGCTACTGTTGATCTTGTATCTTTTGCAGTAGGATTTGATAATCCAACAAACACATAATAAGAGTTTTCGGAACTATTTACATCTCCTAAAAAATTACCTGCGTTATTAATTCTAAATTGGTCTGTTACAATTGCCGACATTTTCTATAGACTTTTTTTCTTTATTTATACCATATTAAGTTGAATCCTTTATAGCACCCGTTTCTCTAAGTCCAGCAGTTCTTCTTTGGACTCTAGGGAAGGTGCTTAATCCAGAATTAACAGTTTTGCCAGATACTGTAAGTGTAAGTGGATTTGATGATCTTGTACCACCAGTTAACTTACCCCAAGAGAATCTACCACAAATAGTATTCTCTGTAGCGATACCCACAATTGAAGTATCTGTTTTTACTCCTGCAACAAATTCTCCTAGATTACTAGTTGAACTTAAGGAACTGATGATATAGATGTTATCGAAGAATGATGTTCCAACACCTACAGGTGCACCTGATGATATTATGGTAGAAGTTGCTCCAGAACCAACTGCAGTATCAGAGATATAAATTGGATCACCATTTGCCAATCCAGTAAATGCTCCTGATTCTTTTTGTAAGAAGAATTTAATAGTTGAACTACTAAGAACTGATATTCCTGTTATAATACCTGAGAAACCAGCAGAACCACTAAATCCAGTAATAGTCTCAGATGGAGTGACTGGAACTGCTGCTATAACACTAGGAGCAGAAGAACTAGTATATCCAAGACCTGGATTAGTAATAGTAATACTAGTAATAATTCCAGCAGTAATTGATGCGGTTGCCGTTGCAGTTTCTCCTGTTCCAACTGTTCCATCACCCTTTATGAAAGTGGTAATACCTGTAGTAGGAATACCAACTGAGATAGATGTTGTTGCTCCAACATATCCACTTCCACCGTCAGTAACAGTTATTGATTGGATAGTTCCAGCAGCAGAGACGACTGCATTAAGATCAGCAGATTGTCTAGTAATATCATCATCTATTACTAAAGTACTCACTGTTGAAGGACTATCGTAAGAGAAGAAATTATTAACACTATCCAAATAGATAGTAGAGTCACCAGATGCTACATCTTTAATGATTCTTGCATCAGGGAATACTAATGGTTCTATTAAAGGTCTAACTTTAGTAATTAATTCTCCATTTATAAACTTATCAGATTTTTGCTTTATCCATCTAACAGGTTTGAAATTAACATCATCAATACCTTGAGAATAATATAATTCAGTTTCAACAGTATCTGCGGTTGTTATTCCAGATATTGTTCTTACATTTTGATCTTCAGATTCGAGTATGGTATCACTCTTTAATATTTGAAGTTCATCGCCAGCTTTGATAGACTCATCAACATCTACAAAAGTAACATCAACATTATTTGTTCCCTTATAGAAGAAAATAGCAATATTATCTTCCTTAGCAGGTGCTTCAGTAAATTGGAATCTAGTTCCTCCTTCAAAAATATAGGATTCTCCTGGATTTTGTAAAACTCCATTAACAAATATTAATAATAGAGATTGCATGTCAAGTGCAGAACCCGGTTTGGATTCAAAAGATACTAACTCATCATTGAAGTTTAATGGGAATACTGTTCGAGTTCCATCTTGAAGATTTGCAATAGAATCAATATAGTCAAATTCGCCAACATTCCAAGAAGAAAAACTATCTGTAAATACTTCATTTACTGTAAATTCAACCTCTGATAATGGTGAGGATAATGACTTATCAGTAACTAATCCTACAGGTTTAAACTTATCACCCTTTCTAAATCCATATCCACTTCTAGGAACTTTAAATTCCTTTACTTCAAATAAAGTAGATCCAATACCTGTTGTATTGCTACCCCCAACATCAATAGTCAATAATAATCCAGTTCCAGTGTCTGTTGTAGCACCAACTCCTAATCTTGAAATTCCAGTTACTGGTAAATTCTCATATGATGGAGATGGTGATATTACAACTGGATTAATATATCCAGTTCCACCACCAACTACAGAGTATATTAATGTTCCTCCAACACCAACAGTTGCAGTTATAGTAGCACCAGCACCAGCACCACCACCAGTTCCAACTCCAACTGCGAAATAATTATCAGTTGCCTCAACAATATTTAAATCTGTATTGTAAGCTGGATCTGTTGAACGTGGATATGTATGATCGGTGCTATATGCGTCTTTATTGCAAGTATATACTAAAGAATCGGTTGCTATACGAATTTTATTAGCAGATCTTTTAACACCACTAGAAGTAGCACTTACAAATGTATGAACACCTGTATTTGATGATGGAATAGTTTCAAGAACATTAATATCAAATTGATCCCCTCCACTTACATTAGATATTGGTAACCATTTGCCACCAGCAGGATCCGTTGATCTTGGATACTTATGCTCTGTAGCATGTGAATCTTTATCACATGTAAATGTAAGAGAATTAATGTCAAATTTAACTATTTGACCATTTGCTAATGCTGGTGAAGGTGATGCAGTAAGTTTTATAGTCAAAACACCTGTAGTTGGATTATAAACAGTTCCTGTAGTTGCCGTATATGAATCCGATGTTATAAGATTATGATTATTTTTTGTAAATGTTACAATACCAGTTGATGATGTGTAAGGAGCATCAACAGGTGTAAATGTGGCAGTTACTCCAATTCCACCAGATTTAACGGTAATAGAATTGGTACTAGAACTTGAGAATCTATGATCATATGCTTCATCTACAACATCAATATGAATGATTCCATTTCCTGTGGTACTTAAACCAGAACGATATCCAGAACCATGAAAATCTCTAGTTCCTACGCCAACAGCAGTTATAGTTCCACTAGAATTAGTAACTGCAGTAACTGCAGCACCAGCCAAAGGTGCAAAACCTAATCCACCAGTATATCCAATAGAAATAATTTGACCAGCTCTAGGTAATTGATTTTGATTGATATCAGATTCACTTATTATTTGAGTTCCGTCTGCAGAAGAAATCCCAGTAAATACAAAACTTGTTATTCCAGTAGACTCACTAAAATCGTAATTGTTTAATGGATTTTTTTCTGTTGTTGGTCTTTGGAATATACCATTAATTGTTAAGAAACTGCTACCAGTTGTAAGTCCAGTTGTATTTACACCAGATATGGATGTTCTAAATGTTTGAGCTATACCTGTAAATTCATGAGACACATCATCAAAGATAGCATTAGATGAATAATCTTGTCTTAAGAATACCCTACCACTAAAACTTGCTCTTCCACGATCACGATTAGAATCATCCCTTTCAGTGACATTAGTTCCTCTAGGTGGATTAGTGAAGAAAATACTATCACCAACTATATTATATCCACCTTTAAATAATCTAACAGTAGAACCATCAGCATGAGTAGTTGCTGCAGAACCAACAGATGCTCTTGTAACATCTACCAAATTCAAAGATCCAACATTAGTTATTGGTCCAACACTAGTAGATCCTAAACCAACATTATCAACTCTTACATACTCTTCGTTTATCTTCAAAATATCATTTGTTACTATTGACGTAATTCCAGATAAAGATATTATTGAAGTTGTTATAGAAACTTGACTACTAACATTATTTGCTAAAGTAGTTGTTATAGGAGTATATGATAATGGGGATTGAATTACATTATCAAGTGTAATTAAAGATTTTTCATTTTTATTAAACATCTCTAATTGATGTCTATTTCCACTTCCTATATTGTTAAAGGTAACAGCAGATCCTCCTCTAGTTGTTGATAATCCAAATACATTAGAATTAGTTGTTCCTGCAATAAGAGATACATAAACTTCACTAGGTAATGGATTTCCATTAGACATCACTAAAGATGAAGAACTAAGACCATCTATTGATGATCCAGGTGTGTATATTAATCTTTCATTTCTATTAAAGAAATTATTTTCAATTGTAAATTGACCAGTAACGGTATTAAGACCAACAGATGGATCAAAGAAATTAGCAAATATAAAATTCCCATCACTTTTCAATCTAAATGATCCTACATCTGATCTATCACCATTTAAAGAATTAAATTGTAAAAGAGATAACGATTCTGATGATTTACCATAATTTAAAACAGGTGGTGTATTAATTAAATCTAAATCACTATTAAGAATTTCATTATATGATTGAACTTGTAAATCACCAACTCCTATGAAATCAGAATCAGGATGGAATTTTAAATTAAAATTAGATCCACTAAGTTCTGAAGAAAAAGTTCCTATTCCAAGATCTGTTCCAATAGATATAAAAGGATATTGAGTAATAAGAGTATCAGTTCCATCATGAGCAGTTAAAACTTGATGTAAAGCACTAGTTTTACCTATTGAAACTTTAACAATACTCTTAACTGTTGTATCTTTAGATGTAGTAAATCCACATATAGTTCCTGTAGATCCGATACTCACAAATTTAGATTCTAATCTACCTGAATTTTCAAATCCATCAGATTGAGCATCTAACTTAAATCTATATGTTCCAATACCAGCTGCAGTTGTACCAAAACCAACAATTTTAGATCTAACTAAAACTTGATTTGATCTATCATTTTCATATTTTAAAGATAAAACTCCAGAATCAATTTCTGATGTAAATGTTCCTATTGAGTTTCCAGTATTACTTTCTAATGAATAATTTGATATGTAAGAATCAGTTCCATCATGTGTTACATAAATTTCTACTATATTATTTTCATTTGCAGTATCATCATTTACTGAAATAGTAGCAAAATAAGATTCTAAAGTATTAATATCTTCTGATATTATAGTTGAAGTGCTAGAAGAAGATACTATAATATTATTTCCTGTTAAATTAACAAATCCAATAGAAGTTGTTCCAATACCAACTCCAGATATAAATTTATTTTCGAGGATTTTAATATCTAAATCAGTATTAAAAACATCAACTGGATTAAAGTCTAAAGTATAATTATCATCATCATCTTTATTTCCAATAATATCTACTAATTTTTCTCCATCATTAATAGAACTTTTTTCAATTGTGTAGATATCTTTATTATCAAAATCAACAGATGCTACTACTTCTGTAACTTGAAGTGTATATGTAGTTTGTGCTATTCCAGTGCTAGGTAAAGGAACTCTAGTTTGTATTAAAAATCTATTAAATGAATCTGTAATTGGTAGACTACCATCTGTTCTTGCATTATTTGTAGCATCTGAAAATAAAGAACTAATATCATCTATTTGTATAGCATTATTCGTGTTACACTCAAAATAATTAGCAAGTTTTTTATTTTGGAAAGTGATAAATTTAGATCTTCTAGGACTTGATAAAATATCAGAATCTGCTACTAAATCAAAATTATCTATTGCATCAACCCTATTTTCAGATGACAAATCTCTTATAATGGTTGAGGAATCAACAGATACTGTTGTTCCAACTCCAACTGATGAAGAAATACCAACATCAGCAAAGTTTTTAAGACCAGTTGTATGTAATAGTTTATTTACAGGACTTATTAATGTTTGATAATCAATTGGACTTTGAATAGTATATGATAAATTCTGATAGTAATCATTATCGGGCAATACTTGATAATCTTCATCCAATTTTCCAATATCATCAACCCAACCTTTATCTTTTTTAGATGAATAATCAACTAAAAACTCTCCTTGATTTTCAAATAAAGTATTAATTGTGGCTATTGTTCCAGAGAATAACCCTTGTATTTTATCATTAACCTTTAAATCATACTTACCAATAACTTTTATATAATTATTTGATGTTTTATCTAATTTAAGTCCAACTTTTTCAAATGGTAGATTGTTTCTAGAAACTAAAAGAGTTTCACCTTCACTAAATGGGGACAAATCTGTAACAACAGTGAATTTTGGATAACTGTCAAAATTAACAACAGAACCATAATTTTGAAGGGTTTTAGCTAATCCAGGATTTGATACTAAACCCTCTAAATTAATTTCCAATTTAAATGGATTTGGATTACTTCCTCCAACAATATTAGTTACTGGATAGAATTTAAATTGATTATTTGGTGAATTAAAAGTATCTCCATATTCATTTTCAACATTTTCAACAAATATAGTATCACCAACTTTAAATGGTGCACTAGAAAATCCTAAAATTGGAGTTGCTAATGTAAAAGTTACTAAACCAGTCGTTTCATTTGTAACTATTGTACCACCAATTGCAATATTGGTTATTTGTATTCCATTCGTATTATCTTGAGTAAATATCTGACACTCTCCAATTCCTTTTGGAGTTGCTATAATATCAACAGCATTAATTGATTGCGTTGCTTGACTTACTTTAGCCTGTAGAGAACCACTATCTACTATTTCCTTTGACTCAGAATCTATGATTACTAATTCAGGTGCTGTTAGATAATTTTTTCCACCATCAGATACCTCTATAGATGTAATTTGATCTGAATTTTTTATTGTTATAACTGGAGATATATTCGCTATTGGTTTTAGTGTCTTATCCGAAGAATATTCAAATCCAATATTAATTATTTCTGTATTTTCAATTTGATTGCTGTTAGTTGAATCAGGTAGTATTTTAGCATTAGTTCCTTGCGTAGAAGCAACACTTACAAACTTTGGTAATGCTTTATATCCATCTCCACTGAAATCTAAACTTACATCATTAATAGGTCCTCTTTCAGTTTTTGAAGTAGTGGAATATTCTAAAGTATTTGTATTATCAGAAGTATACAATAAATTTTCTGGTTTATTGGTTAATCTAATATCAAAGGTAGTTGTTCCAACCCCAACAATTGAATAATCCTTATTATATTTACTATCAGTATATGATATTTTAGAACCATTAACAACATCAATATCTGAAGTGCTTATGAACCCTGATTTTTCAACATTATAGAATAAATTTTGTGGATTATTAATTGAATAATTTATTGTCAAAGATGCTGTAGACGTAACTCCAATTGTACCAGAAGTAGAAACAACATTAATTGTTGTTGCCCCTGTAGAAACAAAATCATTATCAAAATTTTGATCTTGATATATTTTAAAGTCAAAACCAGATAAAGATGAATCTGATATATCAAAAACTAAATTATTATTTCTTGTAACTGAAATTGGAGGATTAATTAATGATAGTGTATGTGTCGCACCAATAGATACTAAATTTATAACTTTTGGTGGTATGATATTAGAATCATATAAAGTTTCTGATAATTTTATTTGATTATCACTAATTTTATAAACAAAATAACTTCCAGTTTCTAATCCACTAGCTACTTCTACAGCATCATAATAAACTTTATCTCCTGTCTCTAATCCATGAGAATTTAAAGTTATTGTATTAGTAGTTGTATTAATTCCAGAAGTAAAACCAATTCCATTTATTAACAAACTATCAGTTAAAGAATTATACTTAACTTTAACAGAAGCAGAAGTTCCAACACCAACTGATTGATTTGGTTCTATATTTAAACTAATAATATCTCCTGCAAGTAAACTATGAGATGTTGTTAGGGTAACTTTTGAATTTATTCTTTCTAAATTTCCAGTTACTTGTGTAAAATTAGATTCAATTGAATAATCAAAATAATTATCCCCATTAGATCTAAAGAACAGTCCATTGGTTGTTGTCAAACCAACTTGAGTTACAATTCCAATATAATCTTTAGATTTATTAATAACGAATACATCTTGACTAGTTCCTGATAATGGCAAACTAAATTGTTGACCCACTGATCCATCTCTAGAAACAGAAATAGCCGATCCTCCAGAACCTCTACTAAAAGTAACGGATTGTCCAGTTTTAAATGGATGATTTGGTAAATATATGCTTTGTGCTGGAATAGATACTTGTCTTGAAGTATCTCCAACAGATACAGTTATTGCTGTAGATATACCAACTGTAGTTGCTACTCCTATAGATTGTCTGGGATTGAAATAAACAATATCATCTACCTTAGAAGTAAATGAGTTAGTTTTAAAGTTAATATCAAAGAAACTGGGAATTAAATTTACTTTCGATGATAGAGTATGTGCCGTTCCAGTTACACCTCTTTTAACTCTTAAAATATTTCTATCATCAAATTTATTAAGAACTAATAGATTTTCAGTTCCTATTCCAATACTACTACCAACAGAAATTATATTTGTTTGATAAACATAAATATCAGTTACTACGCCAGCAGTTGCGTTTGAAGCAAGTTGTTTATATAAAACTGTACTCTCTGTAGTGATACCAGATACTATTTTATTTCCTGTTAAAGATATTCCATCTAATGATGAGATATCTGTTGTTAATCCAGATACTTCTAAATTATTTCCGATTGATAATTGATGTGTATTCGGAACAAATACTGAAATTGTGTTTTGATTCTTCCAAAGAAAAGTTACATTGTTTAAAGATTCATAAGAAGTATCAATATTGAATATAGATTTACCATCTAATTTAGAAACAGAAGCACTAACACCGCTTCCATCTGTACCAGTATTATCAAAAGTTATATTATCACCAACTTTATAATTATCTCCAGATTTGATAATTTTTAAAGAATCTACTTTACCTTGACTTACAGCAGTAACTTTTGTCAATTGTGATAGTAATTCATCAGATTCAATAATAAAATCATTATCAGCAAATTCATCAGATAATTTATATGGAAAAGTATTTCTAACTAAATTTGAATTATTAAAATCAAATGATTGTGATACTGTAGATTCAGTATCTAAAGTTTCTGGTAGTGATCTATAGGTGTTTCCTACAAAATAAGGATATTCTGGTTCTTGTGTTGTTGGACTTATTCCCGCAAAATAAGCATATACACCATTTGGATATTCTGGAGTTTTACCAAATCTACCATTATGTTCATCTAAATCTGTAGTAGATGATGGAGTATATGAATAATCATCTGCAAAGAATCCATCAGCAAAAGGTAATTCTGATCTATTTTCAATTGTAGAATTTAAAGAATAACCTGTTTTTAATATTTTTATAGGAGATGAACTGTTCAAAGGATCACTATATCCAAATGGACCATAAATTGGATTTCCATCATACGCCCATCCAATTATAGGAGAGTGATTTCCAGGTAATTGACCATACCTATCTTTTCCTATTTGAGTTGAGTATCCAACAACTGAGAATTTTAAACCATCATTAGAAGAGATTAATTTTTGATCAGAATATTTTGCTTTATAAGGTCTATTAGTTTGGATACCACATAAATTTAATCTATCAATTGATAGATTAAACACTGCATTTTTTCCTCTTGGAACCACATTTATTCGTGTCTTCTCAAATGTATAATTAGATCCACCATTTATAATAATAACATTGATAATTTTTAAATATGTTGCTGAATTTTCATCTCTATCAATAACTGCTCTTAGTTTAGCACCTACCCCATCTCCAATAACTTCTAAATTAGGAGTTGAATAATATTCATCACCACCATCTTGAATATTGATAGTGGATATTTCACCATTAACTATTAAAGCACTCAAAGAAGGAGTTATATTTTTACCAGTTCTTGGTGCTCCATTTTTAATAGAAACATTAGGTTTATTTTCATAATTAATAATATCTTTACTACCATAATCAGTTCCTTTTTGGTATAAAGATACATCTACTATTCTTCCTTGAACTGATGGAGTTAAAACAATTTTATCAGATGTAGGTACAGAATATAAAGCATCTATGGTTACTTCTATGTCAGGATATTTAAATAATTGATATCCAGTTCCTTTAGATTTGAAAGAAACATATTTTTTACTAATAAAATTGGTGTTGTCAGTTCCACCAACACCTGCATTTGATAATCTAAAAGTATCATCATCAATTTTAATAACTTTATACTGATTTGTAGTCGTCAGTCCAGATATAGATTGTGGTGTTGTAGATCCTAATCCAACACTTGCTTGATAAGTAACTAACTCACCATCAGAGAATCCATGATTATTAAAAGTAACTATTGATTTTTGTGTAGATATACCTGTAGATGGATTAGCATAAACTTTTCTACTTAAGTATGGTTGACCCGATTGTATAACTCTAACACCAGTTAAATGATTTTTAGCATCCTTTACTCTAAACTTATGAATACCATCCTTAGCAATATCAGTAAATCCTACAGTGTTTATTCCACTAATATAATCATCTTCACTTTTATAAAGTCTAACTGTTGATAGTCCAATAACCTCTGGCCAATATGGTTGTCCATCTATTAAAGATTCTGTATCTGATAAATTACTGCCCTTAAAAGTTCCAATTCCTAATTGTGTATTTTTATTTCTATCATAAATTAAAGATTGACCACTAACTAAATTATGTGGTTTTATGAATGTTAGAGTTTCTTCATTAGTATCAATTCCACCACCAAAAGAGGATGTTACTCCACTAAATTCTAGAACTCTATTTCTTTTTGCAATGATTGGTAATAATATTGCTTCTCCACTATTTCCACCAGTTATTCTTAAAGATTCTATACTTTCTATATCAAAATCCTGCGGATCAACCAATATTTCTCTTATATCACCACTTATTACAGGACTTACAAGTGCCTGTGTTGATCCAGAAGAAACTACGTCTATCAAAGGTGGATTAATAACATCATAATCAGTACCAAATCCAACAGATGAAAAATTACTTATTGAACCATAAAAAATACTATCCTCAGATCTAGCATTTTCAATTTCAACACCATCTATCAACATTCCTACAGGTCCAGGAATTGTTTTTACATTTTTACCTAAATTTTGCTTAACATCTATAGGGAATTTTTTTAATATTTTCTGAGAAGTAATCTTTTTATCATATTGATCATTTAAAGTAAATGTATGTGCAGTAGTGGTAATTGCTGGAACTCCAAATTCAATAAAAGAATTAGAATCAATAAATGCAGGTGATTGATATAATTTTATTTTATTATTTCCAATATTTTGAACATAGTAAATTCCTGTAGATATTCCAACTAAAGAATTACCTTCTGGTTTGTAAAATACCGCATCTCCCGTTACAAGAGAAATATCATCTTCAGTAAATGATATAGTAGAATACTTTTCAGTTACTGAATTATAATCCTGTACTGTATCATTTTCAATTACTGAAGAAATACTAACTCTAGAAATATCTTTACCAATCGTATATGCTGGTAAAGAACCACTTGCTACATATAAACTTTCATCCGATTCATTATATACATTTTGAACATCTGATGTTAATATATTATCTCCAAATTGAAGAAGATCAAAACTACTAGATGCTTTTTTAAGATTTCTTCTAATTGAATATAACTTATTACGATCTAAACCTGTTATAGTATCTTCTAATATTACATAATTTCCAGATTGACTTATTTGATTAATTTTTGAATCGGCAATAATTTTTCCTAGAGAAAATGGATCACTGGTTTTTTCTAAAAATTCAATACTATCACCCACATTTAAACTTGATTTGTCAATAGGAGAAGATAATGTAAACTGAGATAAATCACCAGACGTTCCCTCTAAAATTTTATAAGTGCTAGAAGTATTATAAATCCAAGAATTTGCAAATATTTCTTTTTGAGACTTATCTGTAGTTGGATTTTTAATTAATTCCCCAATACTTTTAATATCAATTGTTTCACCTTCTAGTGATAATTTATTGTTAGGGGATGGTACAAACTCCTTTAAAACTCCCGATAATCTTAATTCGACTTTTTTTGTTAAATCGCCATTTTCATACCCAAAAACTTTATCATCCGCAATAAGATCAGAACCTAAAACTATAGATGAAGTAATACCAGAACAATTTAAAAATTGATTTACAGTTTTATCAGTATATGTAATATTCGTATTAATACCAGAGATTACTGTGCCTGTTGCACCAAAACCAATAGTAGAATCAACTGTTATAACTGATGACCCAATACTTACAGGATTAATTATTTTAGTTTTACCCGTTACATTAAATGTTCCAGTTACAAATTCTTCATCATTATATCCAACAAAAATATCTAAAGTATAATAATCTCTTAAAGTAGTTAATCCAATTATCCCCGTTAATAGTTCAACTTCAGAAATTGAGGCTGTAGTTTGCGAATCAGTTGATCTAGTTATTGTTTGTCCTTGTAAATTTAGAGGATCTCCAGATAATCTTTCTGCTACTATTCTTTCACGTCTTATATATTTTGCAGAGGATGGTTTTACTAAGTATTTTTCAAGATCAATTACTTTTGGAGTTACTCCATATAAAACATTAAATAAAATTCTAAAGGATTCTTCTGTACCTTTTGATTCATAAAATGTTCTTGCCTCTTTTATAAAATTATTTACATCTAAATCTGATACAAAATCAGAATTCTCTAATCCAGGTGTAAAAGTTTTCTTTAACTTTTTATAAAATTCTTGTAAGAATAATGCACTTAAATTATCTACATTAGATCCACTAACATGAGATACTGCAGATGAGTCTGAAAAAATTAATTCTGATGGATTATTACTATCTCTATATGATGTTATTCCACTAAATCCACGCTGACAACCAGTAAAAGTATTTGTTGTTAATCCAGTATATGTAATAATTTCATCATCAATCTTAAAAAGACCGTATTGATTAGGAAATCCTTTAGTACTATCAACAACAATAGTTTTTTCAATATCCTCATATACTTTACCTGTTTCTTCATTTACCCAAGAAGTTATACCAACACCTAAAGTTGTTGTTCCTGTTAATACCTCTGGAGTTAAATTATCTAATTTTAAATATTGATCAAGATTGTCTACTAAGTCTATAGGACCACCAGTATACTCCTGAGAAATGTAATATTGCTTTAAAAAGTCTACAGTTTTTGGACTTTCAGATAATACAAACTCTGGAAGTTGATTTTCAATTATTTGATGAACTTTAACTCTTTTATCAATGCCCGTACTTATCATAATCCTCTTACTAACTCTCCGTTTGTGTAACTTGAAGTAACTTTAAACCCAACACCAGATATCTGATCTCCTGATGAAATGGTATCCTTAACCATATTTATCGTACTCTCAGCGATGTTAAATTTCAAATATAAATCCTGAAGTCCTATGACATCATTCGATTCTGGGAATGCTTGAACCTCTATAACATTATTTGGTTTAACAGTTGATGTTATATTGATAGTTGTTAAATTAATCTCACCTTTTATATAATCAACAGTTCCTGCATTTTCAACAATAACTATTTTTTCACCATCAACAACATCTCTTCTAACAATAGAAATTATTCCTGTTTTCTTATCAGCATTTGGTGTGTCTGAAAGATATACTGTCGATGATACTCCAGAAATTGTAAATCCAGTGCTTTTAATATTTAAACCTTCTGGTTTAACATTGAATTGATTACCAAAACAAAGTTCATATTGTGCAAATTGATTAATAAGAGCATTTAAATTTCTTCTAATTCTTACTCTTGTTATGTTTGAAGTTATAGAATCTTCTATATTATCAATTACACTTAAAACTTTACTATATTTAAATCTACCACCAAATTTATTGATTTCCGTAGATTTAGAGTATTCTGTTAATCCATTAATAACATTTGTCCTTAATCCACTTATTTCTTTAACTTTTGATGAATTATAATAAATGAAGGATTCTAATTCTATATGAAGAATCTTAAGATCAACTATTTTTTGATTTATTCCTGTTAGAGAATAATTTTTTAAATCTGATAATATTCTTTCCTTGTCAAAATCTGATACAAATTCACCATTTTGTGGTTTTATTGTGATAAAGACAGTTCCAAACTGAGGTGGGTCTATTTCTTCTCCACCAACGACTGATACACTCTCAGTATTTGGGTAAACTTGTTGTATTATTGCCTCATAATCCCTTGCTGTAACCGCCCTATACTGCGAGGAATACAATCTAGGGGCAAAATACTTAATAGAGTCTACAGACTCTATATTACCGCCATTAGAGGCACCAGAGGTTACACTTATAGTTGGATTAGATGCTAAATTAACATTCACTCCAGGAGAACTTTCTATAGTTCCTGCAAAAGAAAATGATGATGGACCATTGCCATCTTTTCCGTCAGTAACAATGTAACTAATATTAATTGTTTTGCCATTTTCTAATTTTTTACCAAAAGTACCATCACCAAAGAGAAGTTCATATCTTTCGTCTTGAACTTCTTGTAATAAGAATGTTGTAGATGATGGTTTTATATTTAAAATATTGTCTATCTTAGTAAATAAAATTCCTTTATCAGCATCTTCTAAGCTATCCTTTACATATACAACAATCGTTGAAGTATCAATAAATGGATTATCTAATATAAATCTCTGATCTAAAGATCCATCAACAACAAATAATTTTTGTAAGAATGTTCCTTGTAAAACTTCAATATCAGTAAATGATGCAGTATAACCATTAAAAGACGTTGTTTCTACTCCAGAGGTTGGATCTGTAGAAGTTGTAGATGGACCTAAATTTACAGTAGTTGTTACATCTTCTGGTATACAAAAAGTATATGTAGTATTATTACCAGTGCCAATACATACTAAACCTGCTTTAAGAGTTACTGTAGACGGTGCATTATCTTGAGTAAATTGCTCTGAATTAGAAATATTATTTAAAGATATAGTTGCTTTTGCTGCAGTTCTAGATCTAGGAACATATCCAATGTTTCTTGCCAGTGAAACTACGTTCTCTCTTACCGTTGCAGAGTCTAAAAACGACTCATTTACAACTAAATTGGAGTTAACAGCAGTTATGTAAGTGTTATATGCTAAAGTATCAATTAAAACCGAAAAATTAGATCCTTCAAAGTCAAAATCAGTAAAATTTGAGTTTGAACGTAGATAATCTTTAATCGAAGTCTTTATTTGATCAAAGTCTAAGTTTGAAAATTTAGTAAATGGCATATTATCTTGTGGCTTCTAATATGAATTGAAATGCTTGAGAGGGAAACTGCTGTCCTACAATGTCAAAGTATATATTTACCTCAAATTCGTTCTGATCTGGTCTAGGAAAGACTTCAATTTGTAAATTATCGACTCTTGGTTCGTAATTTTCAATTGTAGTTTCAATTTGTTGCTGGATAACTGATGCAGTACCAAAATCACAGAAGTCAAACAGACTACTCCTTATGTCTGTACCTAAATTTGGGTTAAAAAACCTTTCTCTAGGTATAGTTTGCACTAAATTTCTTACAGCTTTCTTAATTGCGTTCGCATCTTTGATAACTGTAAGGTCTTTTGTGACTGGATGAGGTGTAAATGATAAGCTAATATCCTTAAATGACCTAGATATCCTAGTTTTCATTCAATTTAGTAAACAGTTTGCTAGATTTATTTATACTTAAAGTCTTAATTCTTTATTTATAGTAAAAAACATAAAAAAATCGCCCTTTTAGGCGATTTCGAGGTCTTTTTTACCTTAATAATTTATTTTCCCTGCCCTCTTCTTCTTTTACGAGCCGAGTTACGGGACGTTGCCGAGTATTTCGAGTGTTTGCCATTCCCTTGACGAGATTTTTTAGGACGTGACTCCACATATGTATCACCACTTAGTCCTGTTCTTACTTTTGCCATAGTTAATCTGTTGTAATTTCAGTTTTTATATCATTTGGATCAGGTATACCTGTCTGATAAAATTCTATCGAAAGGTCTTCTAGTCTCTCAAACATTTCATACTCTGAAAGACTAGAAAATATTACCTTATCCTTTATAAGAATATTATATGACTCTTGTTTTTTCATGTCCTACACGAATTCGAGGGTCGCACCAGATTTCAAAACCTGCTTCCTTTGCATCAAGACAGAAAGAAACGTCCTCACCGCACATATCTTGCACTTCTCCTGATTCAAAAACTTGCATCTTCGGTGCGAACCAAGGATATTTGAGTCCTTCATTTTCAAAGACTCCTTTCTTAATCAATAACCATCCGAAACCTGTATAGTCTACTGTAAATGGTTTTTTACGCTTGGATATACTTTCGATAGTTTCGTGATTCATCACACCACCATTGCTACGAAAATCATCCTCTTCTAACCAATGTGCTACAGAAGTAGTTTTACCATCTTCGGTACAATACCATCCACCTGCAATGTCTTTATCCATTAAAACTAACTGAAAGAATTTCTCAGAATTAAAAACAATATCTGAATCAATCCATAATTGATAATCATACTTTAACTTACCATCCCAAGGTAATTGATCTGGTCCTCTTAATACATTTGCTCCAAGACACTTGCAACGGGCAAAATTGACCATTGATGAATAATCTTGAGATATTTGAATACTTGCTCCACATTGTACTAAGTCAAAACAAAGTTGTACAAATGCCTTTAAGTAAGTATAGGATACTCCTCTACCAGGTAGACAAAATACTACGGACTTCCCTTTAAGTAATTCTTTTGCTTTATCATAATCCCATTCTGGTTCTTTCTTCGCAGCAGGTGGGTTTGCTTTTACTGTAAATCCTTTAGCCATAACGTGTTGTAATTACAATCATATCATACTCTATTATCTATGCTTTGTCAATATGACGCATCTACCATATCAGGTTCAACGACCTTCTCATATGTTAGATCCTCTGTAAAATAAGATTTGTATATTCTTCTCCATATTATATTAAACTCCCATTCAGTTAAATCTTTAAATAAACAATTATTTTGTAAGTATATGTGATAAGTGGGATTAATCATTTGCCTCCGTGAGAATAATCTCACCTTTATCTATATTCCACTTTAACACAAGATCTTCATACCAGTCAAGTTCATTTATTACTTCTTCGGGTATTGTTATGTGATATCTGTCTGTAACTGGATCAATCTCTATGGTCGAAAAAATATTGTCGAAATTTTTTTTCATATAAGTGAACCCTGTGGTCGTTTTATATATGAGAAAAAAAAATTTGAATTTCCTTATATTTAAAGGTCGATCTGGGTCGTTTATAGCTTAGGGGATCCATCGGAATTATAAACAACCCCCCGATCAACGGGGGGTACTGTCTGATCACGAACGGATGAGGTGTCTTTTAATACTGCGTTCAACCTGTCTAAGTGTGTTCACATCAGAGGGTGATGCAGATGTATGTATTCTCACCCCCGTTGTATGAATCCAGGTGAGGTGCTTACGCTTTCTATACAAACTAAACTGATAGCGTTTCATCAGTTTACTCAATTCAGAGTTATACTTATTATAATTCATGCTGTTGCAAACCTCCGATTAGGGTTAGTGAAATTATTGTAACTAAACTCACGACGGTCAACCAACTTGAAATAACCGAACCGTGAGATCATGACGTATCCTTCGCCTTGGATGGGTTCGGGGTCACCCATCACGCAGGTTTCAAAATCAGCATTATCTCTGCACAGTTCCAACGCTCTCAACTTTAACTCATTTACAGCACACCAGAGTTCAATCAAATTTGAACTGCCATAGTTTCCCTCACCGTCAAAATCAGCAGGGTTAACTTCTAACCCCTCACGGATGAGATAGTTCAAATTGATTTTAATCTTCTTAGCAGTCTTCTCATCTACGAAGTCAACGCACGTTGCCATATTCTTAATATACTCAACCTCCGTGCATAGTTCATAAAAAGCATCTGTTCTGTCATCCTCATTTGAATCATGCACCCACGCAGTCGGTTGAACATACTTTACATGAGATCCGCTTTCTAATTTCTCAGTAAGAGGCATTGCGATTGCATCACGTAAATCCTCCGCAGCAAAATACTTTGTATGCGGTGCAATTATGATTTTAGAATCTACCTTCTCAGGGAACTTATAGGTCAGTGTGTTCGGTCTGTAATTCTTAGACCCTCCGAACCCTATAAAATCACCTTGGTAAATGTTCTTTGTGATTGGCAGGTATGCCATGCAGTACATTAGGATTTTCTCTAATGCAGGTTTGTGACCATAGAACTTTTCTATATCGGATGGGGTCTCACATATGATAATTTTCTTCTTATTAAAAACTGATTTGGTTCCCACGAACTGGCAACCCGTGGCAGGATTGCGACCCCATACAATGGAAGGTGCCCCATCTAT